TCTGCTGCTGCAAGTTTTGATAGTTTTGACGATAGATATTTAGGTGCAAAATCATCTGCTCCATCAACAGACAATGATGGTAATGCTTTATTAACTGGAGCATTATATTTTAATTCTAGCTCTTCTGAAATATTTAATTGGACCGGTTCAGCTTGGGAAGCAATTAAACCTACTTCATCTGAACAAACAAATATTAATACTTTATCTGCAAGTTCAGTAGTAGCCGATATGGCAATACTTGCAACCACAGACATTGTGGCTGATATGGCAATTTTAGGTACAAATGATGTAGTGGCTGATATGGCAATCCTTGCAACTTCAGATGTTGTAACAGATATGAATGTATTAGGTACTGCAGATGTAGTTAATGACATGAATGTTTTAGGAAGTTCAGCAACAGTAACTGCAATGAATTTACTAGGTACTTCAGCAGTAGTAACTGATATGGGTATTTTAGCAACTACAGATATAGTAGCTGACATGGCTATACTAGCTACAACAGATATTGTAGCAGACATGGCTTTATTAGGTACTTCAGCAAATGTAAGTGCAATGGATTTAATAGGAACTTCAACTGTTATAGCAAATATAGCTACAGTTGCAGCTAATGTTGCAGGTGTAAATAGTTTTGCAGCAAGATATAGAGTAGGTTCAAGTGATCCATCATCTGATCTTGATGAAGGAGATTTATTTTATAATACTAATTCTAATGTTCTTAAATTTTACAATGGTTCAGCATGGGTAGCAATTTCAGCAGATACTGATGCTTTAGTAAAAGTGTCTAGCAACGATACAACTGCTGGATTTTTAAATGGTAAATTAGTAGCAGGAACTGCTATTACTTTTGTAGAAAATAACAATGGTGGAAACGAAACATTAACAATAAACGCTACAGACCCAACAGCACTTGCAATCGCTTTAGGATAGTATAAAAGAAAAACAGGAGATTAAAAATTAAATGGCAAACACTTTTAAAACAGTAACATTCGCAGCAGAACCCGCTTCAGCAGGTACTCCGTATGTCATGTATACCACAGCAGGAAGTACAACTACAGTTGTATTAGGATTAATACTTACAAATTTACACACAACAGCAGTTACAGTTGATGTTCAACTTGTTAGTGATACAGCAAATAGGAATGGTGCAAACAATGTAGCTAATGGAACATCACTATTAGTAAAAGATGTAACAATTCCAACTGGAAGTTCTTTAGAAATTTTAACAGGATCAAAAGTTGTTTTAGAAACAACAGATATTTTAAAAATAGATTGTTCCGTAGCTGATAAAGTTTCTGGTACACTTTCAATAATGGAAATTACATAGGAGTTTTAATTGTCTTATATAGGAAATTACCCAGCAGCAACTGATGTAGTTGATTTAAAATGGCAATCAGTTACGACTGCTTCAACTTTAACAGTAGTAGCAGGTAGAGGTTATCCAATTAACACAACATCAAATGCTTGTACAGTTACATTACCGAGTTCAGCTGTTGTTGGAGATACAATTGCAATAGTAGATTACGTAGGAACTTTTGCTACAAACAATATTACATTAACTTCTAGTTTAAAAATTAAAGGTGGCACACTAAATAAACTTTTAACAACAAATAGAGAAGGTGTAACCATAACTTACGCAGATGCTACTCAAGGTTGGGTTGCAACATCTGGAGTAAACTCAGGTAGCCAAGCATTAGAACCATTACCTTATTCAGCAGATTTTTTAGTTATAGCTGGAGGAGGAGGAGGTGCAGGACAATCTGGTAGAGGTGCTGGTGGTGCTGGTGGTTATCGTTCATCTAATGCGAATTATGGTTCTTCTGGTGGTGGGGGTACTGCTGAATCTTCTTTAACATTTGTTGTTAGAACAGTTTATACAATTACAGTTGGTGCTGGAGGTGCTGCTGGTGCAGATTCTTCTACTAATGGTATTCAAGGTGTAAGTTCTTCAATATCAGGTACAGGAATTACAACAATAACTTCTATTGGAGGTGGTTATGGAGGTACTCAAGGTGCTGCTGGTGCAGGTGGTTCTGGTGGTGGTGGAAACTTTGGAAATGCAGGTGGTTCTGGAACTTCAAATCAAGGTTATGCAGGTGGTTCTGGAAGCACAACAGCTCCAGTTTATGGTGGTGGAGGTGGAGGTGGTGCTTCTGCTGTTGGAGCAAATGGAAGTAGTGTTGCAGGAAATGGTGGAAATGGTGTTGCTTCAACTATAACAGGTTCATCAATCACAAGAGGTGGTGGTGGTGCAGGAGGAACTTATAATGGTTCTAGTGCAGGTACTGCTGGTACTGGTGGAGGTGGTTCAGTAGGAACTGGTGGTGGTACAGTAAATACAGGTGGTGGTGGTGGAGGGTGTTCAAATAATGGAGTAGCAGGTGGTGCTGGTGGTTCAGGAGTTATAATACTTCGTATGCCTACAGCTAATTATTCAGGAACTACAAGTGGTTCTCCAACAGTTTCAACATCTGGAACAAATACAATATTAAAATATACAGGTTCAGGGAGTTACACAGGATAATGGCACATTTTGCAAAATTAGGAACAGGAAATATAATTGAAAAAGTAGTAGTAGTATCAAATGATATAGCTTTAACTGAACAAGCTGGAGTAGATTTTTTAAATAATTTATATAATTCAAGAGATGTTTGGAAACAGACTTATTATAATGGAAACATTAGAAAAAACTTTGCAGGAGTTGGTTATTCATATGACCAAACTAGAGATGCTTTTATACCAAAAAAACCTTATAACAGTTGGATATTAAATGAAGACACTTGTCTTTGGGAAGCACCAGTTGCTTATCCTACAGATGGTGAAAAATATAATTGGAATGAAACAACAACAACATGGGATTTAATATAATATGGCATATATAGGCAGAGAACCACAGATAGGAAACTTCCAAGTTTGTGATGCAATATCAACAGTTAATAACCAAGCAGCATACACTATGCAAGTAGGTGGAGTTAATGTATCTCCAGAAACTGCTAATCATATGCTAGTTAGTTTGAATGGTATTTTACAAGCACCAACAACTTCATACACAGTTAGTGGTTCTACAATTACCTTTGCTGCAAACTTAGTTACTGGTGATGTAATAAATTTTATTCAGATACTAGGTTCAGTTTTAGACTTAGGAGTTCCAAGTGATGCAACTGTTTCTACTGCTAAGATTGTAGATGGTGCAGTTACAAGTGCTAAGTTAGCAAGTGGTGTTGGTGGAAAAGTTTTGCAAGTTGTTCAAACTGTAAAGACTGATACTTTTTCAACAACTGCAACATCTTATACAGCAGTAACTGGATTATCAGTAGCAATTACTCCATCATCATCTTCAAGTAAAATTTTAGTAATGGTGGCAATTAGTTTGGGAACAAGCAGTTATACTGCACACTATTCTTTAAGGAGAGGAAGCACAGATATTTTGTTGGCAGATGCTGCTAGTAATAGAGCAAGAACAACAGCAGTAGCTAGTCCAACAGATTCTAATTCAGACAGAACTCAAGAAATTGTAAGCACTACATACTTAGATTCTCCAAGCACAACTTCAGCAACTACTTATCAAGCATTTATAAAATGTAGAAATACTTCTCAAACAGTTTATGTAAATAGAAGTCATAATGACAATGATGCGGCTACTTACGACCCAAGAACAACATCTACAATAACAGTAATGGAGATAGGAGCATAATGATTGAAAAAGCAATATTAAAAATAAATCCGAATGCAGAATTTACAGTTAATGCAGAAGATTATAATCAAATTACTTGGTTAAATGGCACAGCAGAAATATCTAAAGCTGACATAGAAGCTATGATACCAACTGTTAAAACAGAAATTGCAAATGCAGAAGCAGACGCAATAAATAAAAAAGCATCTGGCAAACAAAAGTTACTAGACTTAGGATTATCCGAAGAAGAAGTTAAAGCACTAATAGGAGTTTAATCAATGGCTATTAACCTTGCCAACAATAACTCACTTGCAAATATAACTGCATTACCATCAAGTATTACTGGTGGTGCTATGACTTTATTAGCTACACAAACTGCATCTGGTTCAGCTACAATATCTTTTACATCTGGCATAGATGATACTTATGACAGCTATGTATTTAAGTTTATTAATATTCACCCAGCTACTAATAATTCTAGTTTTCAATTTCAAGGTTCGACTAATAGTGGTTCTAGTTATGGAGTTACAATTACTTCATCTTTCTTTCAAACATATCATGCAGAAGATAATAGTGCTGCAGCTTTAGCTTATAATACTAGCAATGATTTAGCACAATCAACTTCTTTTCAAATTATTGCTGATACTACAGGAAATGGAAGTGATGAATCTGCAAGTGGATATTTACATTTATTTAATCCAAGTTCCACAACTTTTGTAAAACATTTTATATCTGTTGATAATCATTATTATAATGGCACTTATTCAATTAATGATTTTAGTGCTGGATATTTTAATACTACATCAGCAGTAGATTCTATTCAGTTTAAATTTAATTCTGGCAACATAGATAGTGGAGTAATAAAATTATATGGCATTAGTTAAATACAACAACAATAGCATAAGTGCTGTAACTGCTACTGGATTAGCACAAGGAGATTTAATTCATATTAAAACTTTAACTGCTAGTAGTTCAGCAACATTGTCATTCGTACATGGAACTGATGGAGTAGTCTTGGATAGCACATATCCTATTTATAAGTTTGAGTTTATTGATATACACCCAGCTAATAATAATGCTAACTTTCAAGTAAATTTTAGAGATGGTGGAACAAATTATGATGCAACAAAAACCACAACAAATTTTAGAGCTTATCATAATGAAGCTGGTAATGACAGTTCACTAGGATATTTTGCTGCTGGAGATTTAGCTCAAAGTACATCAGCACAAATTATTGGAAGTACTATTGGAAACGATAATGATAAGTGTGGAACTGGAACATTAACATTATATAATCCTAGTTCAACAACTTTTGTTAAACATTTTATAGTAAATTCAAACACACTAGAAGGTAGTGATTATTTAGTTAATTATTTTATAGCTGGTTATTGTAATGTTACAGCAGCAATTGATGGAGTTCAATTTTCATTTGATAGTGGAAACATAGATGCTGGTAAAATTAAACTCTACGGAATAAAGGATAGTTGATGAGCATAGTAAAATTAAATAACAAAGCAGTATCTAACGCAACAGCTTTTGGTAGCATTAGTTCTTTAGGTAGTATGACGTTTATTAAAAAGCTAACAGCTAGTGGTTCTGGTACTTTATCTTTTGTTGATGGTGCAAGTGGTGTGGTGCTAGATGATACTTATAAGGAGTATGTATTTACATTTAAGAATATACACCCAGCAACTGATGGTGCAAAATTTACTTTTCAAGCAGATACTGGAACAAATACTTCTTACAATCAAACCATAACATCAACTTTTTTTTCAGCATATCACAATGAAGCTGGTTCTGCTGCAAACTTAGTATATGATACTGGAGCAGACCAAGCACAAGGAACTAGTTTTCAAGAAACAGATTCAGGAATAGGTAGCGATAATGACCAATGTAAAGTGGGAAATTTAACCATTTATAATCCGTCTAGCAGCGTTTTTGTTAAACATTTTATATGTGTTTCAAATAATTATGTTTCAAGTAATTATAGTCAAAATGACTTTATTGCTGGATATTTTAACACAACCACAGCATTAACAAGATTTCAATTCAAAATGTCATCTGGAAACATAGATGCTGGAGATATTTGCCTTTATGGTATTGCATAAATTTTAACAATGGAGTATAAATAAATTATGACAAGAAATCACAATATAAATGGGAACATAGTTCCTTTCACAGCAGAAGAAGAAGCACAAAGAGATGCAGAAGAAACTGCACATGCTAATGGTGCGTTTGATCGTGATATGGCAGATTTAAGAAGTAAAAGAGATAACCTTTTAAAAAGTAGCGATTGGGAAGTAATAATGGCTAAAGAAAAAGGCACTTCATTATCTGCTGGATTTAAAACATACAGACAAAATTTAAGAGATATCACAAGTGGTTTAACTACTGTTGAAGATGTTCAAGGAGTTGTTTTTCCAACAAAGCCATAGTATAATAAGCTGTGGAAAGGAAACCTAAAAAATCTATACTAATTTGTATTCCTAGTTTTGATACAAAAATACATTTAGAAACTATATCATCAATTATTTCTATAAGAGATATACTGTTACAAAATGGTATTGGTATAAGTATAATGTGGTTAAGAGATAGCTTAATAACAAGAGCAAGAAACAAATTAGTAAAACAATTTTTAGATACAGATCATACTCATTTATTTTTTATAGATGCAGATATAAGTTTTACACCAGATGATTTTATAAGAGTTTTAAATTTAAACAAACCAATATCAACAGCACCTTATCCAATTAAAAGAGATGATAAGATTGAA